TTACTCTTTCGCCCTTTACTCAAGGACATGAGTGCAGATGAATACATTGAATGGTGCAACAAGATTGGTTGCCCCGATGGATTAGAAGTGGAGGCGAAGAAGAATGATTGACACAGACGAATACGAAGAATTAGATTGCGGTTGTTGCCCGAAAATAGGATGCGGTATTGATTGCGGAGTTGAGGAGTAATGAATATCTTTGCACTATCAACCGACCCTGAGATGGCGGCGCAAATGGTGTGTGACAAACACGCCAGTAAAATGTGCGTCGAGACTGCACAGATGATGGCTTCGGCCATGCTTCGCAACGGATTCGAGCCGGAGGATATGCCACTCACACAGAAGGGCACGCCTTACAAGGGTGGCTACAAACACCACCCCTGCACAGTATGGGCCGGCGATAACTGGGCTAATTTTCTATGGCTCGCTCAACATGGACTGGCACTATGTAAGGAGTTCAAGATGCGATACGGCGACGGGCGAGTAGAACATGCTTGTCGTTTGCCTATACAGATTATGCTCAACAGGGCCATAAACCGCCGAGACACAGGCATATACAATCACCTGCGAGGCAGGGATGATGAGACATGGGCGAAGAAAACTCCCTTCGCTATGGCTATGCCCGACGAGTTCAAGCGTGATGATGGCAAAGAGGTGCTCGCATACCGAGAATACTACAAGTCAAAGGTGTTCAAGGATGGCTCCCGCCCTACATGGGCAAAGGGTCGTGGACGCCCTAATTGGTGGCGTCGCTACCAAGCACCGCTGGGTTGGAACGGGAGGGAATGGTTTGGTGAATAATCGCCCACACGACCAAATACGCACCATGATTGATGATGCCGATGCGCTCAAAGAAGTATGGTTTGACAAGATGGCAAACGCTACCTCACGGAGCGAGCGAGCAGAGGCTATACGGAATTACAACGCCCTGCGTGGTGTCGTCAAGGCACTGCGTTGGGCATACTTCGGTGGAGATTCACCGCTGAATTGATATAGGGGGAGCCTCAATTGACAAACATGGACAAATACAAAATACACTTCATCGACGGCTACATCGAAGTCGAAGAACGCAAATCGCCCAACGGAACACCCGAAGCCAAGTGCACCCTGCATCTATGGGATGCACCATATGTAACCAAAATGCCAAGACTCTTTCGAGAGGTAGTGGCATGGGCAAACGAAAACAATTACACCCACACCAAGTTGCTTATGCAGGGTGTTGATAATGAGGTGCCTACACCTTATGTCATAGCATGGCAACAAATCCAAATGGAGGAACACGAATGAAAAAATATAGTGAATACCTAAACGAGCAATATACCCCGCTTACACGGGATGAAGTAATGAAATTACAGAGGACAGCGAACAACTACTTGGGTCAAATTGACCCGAACAGTGAGGCCCAAGACGAGTTGCGACAGATGACTGTTAATCTCAATGTGGCCTTAAGTGAGGTCGCATTCCTACGGGAGCAAATGGCAGTTGCCTACCAATACATAGGGCGACGAGCACCAAACCCAGCACCGACTAAGTATCGTGAGGTCATGCACCATGCGACACGGATTCGGGCTGAGGAACGGGGGGTGAAGCAGTGATTATGCACAGCGACTACCTGCTCATCACAGATGACATGAAGGTGGGCGACATGCTATGGACTGCGCCGGACAAAGAGCCGCAGGCAGTAATCAAGTATGCCGCTAAAATGAAGAAGTTTTCCGAGAGCAACTTGGAATTGATTAAGGCCCAATTTGAACGGACTAAGATTCAGTATGAGCGGCAACTCAAGAACGCTACCTACTGGGGCATGGCCGTGTCATTGGCTAAAGAAGACTTGAAGGGGGGCTTACAATGAACGCTCTCGCTACAACGACAGACATAGCCCTCGATGCGATAAAGATTATCCGCATGCTTGGGCACGACGAACTCGCAAACACTCTCACGAGAAGGCTATTGATAGCACAGAAAAATATATATGGGGGCAACCCCGCAATAACAAATGGAGGCAACTGAAATGAATAGAGAACTTTTAGAAGCGGCGACGGACTTACTACGGTGGGTCTTGATTAAGAACGACGGAATGATACCATTAGACTTATTGGATGCACAGCATACAATCAAGGAGGAACAGCGTGCTCAAGATATAGAGGACTACCAACATACTATGAGGGAGCAATTTCACTCGAACATAATGTATGTGTTATACGGAGATGAACCACATGAGTAATGCTGAATATGCCGAATACCACGAGACAACGGTGCACGCAATCCTTGACGAATACATGACGAAGGAAAGCGCAATAGNGGCACTCATGGACTACTTTCGCAAAGCCGATAAACATGTCGTGATAGACGAGTTGGCCGAGTGGGTGTATGCCGACGAAGGATGTAGCATAGTAGATATTCGGGGGTGGGTTAAGTATGAGTGAAGGTCGAAGAGTATGCAACAATCCATACTGTGAATCCACACCTAATTGGTTTGGCAACTTCGCACTATGCTCCAAGTGCTTACATGAAGCGGTGGATGTGTTTGTTATGAACAAGTTGCTCGAAAAGACTCTTGGTAATATCAAGGAGATGAGCGAATGATTGGTGGCTACATAGACCGTTGGGGAGTGCGCCATACCTTCGAGATAGGACAATGCACCACATGCGGCAAAGGCGGCAAAGTGATGGGGACTACTGAGACCCCATCTAAAAGAGCCGCAACCTTTATGTTAAGCAAACCTGTGCGTTGGTTGTATGACAAGACGGACATTGAGGGTAACACCCATGACCGACTTTGCGGCCCTTGTATCGAGCGCATCGAGTTACTCGAAGTGAAGCGAGCAGGTGAAAAAGAGGTGCCTAATCAATAAGGCTATATAGTGGCGTGGGTAGATAGCATACTACAACATGGGGTGGGCTTCGGCCCTCATCAATTCATCTTAGGATGAGTTGCCTCCGTTTAGTTGCTTGGTTTCTCCTGTTTGGTCGAACCCGCCCCGCCATTGAGCAACAACGGAGATGAATAATATGAGTAACACATACATTTTAGCGGATAGCGTAGCACGATTACTGGTAGCAAACCCCGAAGGTTTGTCATCATATGAGATATTTAATCACTTGGCGGATAGCGACTTGAATAGTCGTTGGTTGCCGACACGCAATTCCATCGGCCCTAAATTACGGGCAATCGGTGGGCTTGAGAAGAGTGGTAAAAGCACAGCCTATACTACCGTAAGCACACGAAGCGTAGTAGTTTGGCGTTTGAACATAGAGGATTATATCAAATGGAGGGGTGAGGATGTTATCGGTAATTGATTTGAAAACAATTCACTACGAGCGCACATACCCTTACACTCGTAGCCGACAAGGGCGACTGGTTCAAGAGCCATACTTTACAGTATGCGACGGTGGCGACACTTATCACTTGAGAGGTAAGACAGTAATGTGGTCTTTCCTTGACTCGCTATACCCCAAAGACCCTCTACCAAGAGGGCCGGTCGAGGATGATTTATTCGCACCGAACATAGATACTCCTTCAATGCTACACTTGTTTAACGACTTCGCCAAAGAAGCGGCGAGCACCAACAGGTATCTTGTCATAGAACATGATAAACACGAGGTTTCTTTTGTTCGNAATCTCGATGCTTTCTCCCTCTCTACGGACATAGAGAAGGTCGGAGGAATGCTACAAAGTGCTGGCTTCTCAGTAGAGTATAGGCCGAGCGTCTATATTGACTCACGAGGCAGTCACTTACGAGCCTCTTTGTTTTGTCGCATAGGCAAACATACACTGCGTGTCACGGACATAGGTAGTAAATACTACCTTAGTATCAGTATTCTCGACCCGACGGGTAAAAAATACTGCATCATGCCGCCGAACACGATAGGTAAGAGCCATGACAAAAATGTTATTGGCGTATTGCGTAACATACTCGATGTTGCTTCTGTTGGTATTACTACCCAAGTAGCAATTCAACTAAGCACAGTGCCGGCAGTAAATGAGTCACCTTACATGATGACTCGTGAATTAGATACATTACTGCATGATAGATTGCGGAGGTGCATATAAGTATTGCGGAATTAAGTTGGTATAATTTTTTTTTGACAACGAAAAAAAACCAACTCACTGCGCCTCTATTGCTCTAATTAAGTTATTTCGTTAAAGACATTTATCTTAATACAGGATATACTATACTATTACTATACTATACTATAACCTTTTTATTGAATACCTCTTATACGAATTAACTTATTACATGCGAATCGAGGAGCAGTGTCACGGTTTAATTTCGTTTGCTGGATTGAAGTTACCAACTTAATTCGGGAACACTTAAGTAGTGACGAAGGATTGATGAAGAATGATGATGACTAAACATAACACCATAGACATATACCAACGAAGTGAATGGCCGGATGTTCTACAAGGAGTGTTGCTATACTCCGAGAATGAATACGGTTGCGCTTCGCACATAGCCATGAACTCGTTTGTTGAAGACAGCGAACCCGATGGTAGAATACTTACGCACCTAATTAACCAAATGGTTTTCAATCAAACAAAGGACTATGAGCAGGTGGGCTGGACTTACCACTTCTACAACGGCTACATGATTGTCAATATCAACAAGTGGCCCCAAACACCTATCGTGCCTTTGCATGAAGCACAGGCAACATGGATTCATTGCTACCCACCAGTGCGTGACTTAGTTTCTTTTCTCAAAGAAAAGTATGACAACCTATCACTGTTGGCGTATGTGACATCAACTACAATGCACGACGCACTGAACACGGATATTTTCGCAGTGCACTCGCCCGAACATTTGATGGGTTACTCTCACACTAATGGCACTAAGTTTACAATTATGCCTAAACATAAGACTGGCATCAAAGGTGATTTATTTTTCAGTCCTCCCTCTTGGATGTTCCCTCATCTCGCAGTAGGAATGGGCTTTAGTCAAGCCATTACTATATTCAGTGGGCACGACCCCGAATCGGGTGACATTGATGAGATAGCGGCTCTTACATTATTCCGGTGGCTTAACACAGTCATGGGTAATCCCATAACAAAACACTCATACAATCGTTCTCTAAGGAAAACTAAGAAGGATGTGAAGGCCGCAATTGAAATGCGAAACGACCTTGAAGAACTACTTGAGAACGCAAAGAACACTGATGACGCACCTAATGTGCTATGGGGATGATTGCATGAATGTCTTTGATGCTATGGCTGAATATGTGAACCGTAATCACTATGTTGATGTCGAAGACAAGGTTCCTGTGTTCCTGTGTTCTATTGGCACTCACATATTCAACGGACTCAATAAGTGCGGCACATGTCCGTTCATACCTGTTGAGGGTGTCGAAGGATTCGAGATTGAATCTTGTATTCTAAGACATGACAAAGACCCAATCTATACGCCTATGTCTCATGTCGCTGATACGAGACTTCACATACTGATGCGGGGTATGAAAGGGTCGGGTAAATCGGTGCTCATACAGTTGTTTCTAAGCCCTAAAACAGGGCTACTCTCGAATGTGGCTAATGCTGAAATAGGCATGGGCTTTAGAACCGACATCGGGCCGAACTCAATTACCGAAGCAGGTATGTTTGGTTCTGTTGATGAAGAGGGCAATATCATGGGGCGACCACTCGCTCGTGAATTATGTGGTGGGTTCCTCGGTTTCGAGGAGTTCTCCTCCATCACTGATGCTGGTAAAAAGGAGCACAGCACAGATATTAAGAATCAACTATTGACTTCTACCGATAACGGTCGGGTCAAGAAGGTTATGCGTGCTGGGTGGGTAGAATACATTACCCGCTACACTTTATGGGCTGGCACCCAACCTGCTCGATTCGAGATGGAGTCCGGTCTTGACCGGCGATTCTTCATCATTGACATAGAGATGAACCCCGAAAAAGAACGCCTGTTCAAGATAGCACAGGCCAAACAAGCGAGCATGACTCCGAGTGAGCGTGCCGAACTCATAGGCATGGCCGATAAATTACGCAACTTCTTTACCGACCGAGCATTGGATGTTATTATGAATCCACCCACAGGGCTACGCTTCGATGACGAGTTCAATGAGTGGTTGTTCCGACCCGAAGTGCGTAGCCACGAGGCCGACTTGTTTCGACGCTTGGCTCTCGGCTACTCTATCATGTCCCCCGAATACAAAGGCGGCGGCATACTACACATCAAAATGACAGACCAATTACGAACTATACTTGACCGTTGCTTAGATATGCGACGAACTGTTATGGACTCCGACCTGCGCCTCATCAAGACGGCGTTTTGGAACCAAGCCATGTCACGCTCCAACCTCATTAAAGAGGTAGCACGAATGATTACTAATGGCGATTATCAATCCGCTAAAAGGTGGATTGAGGACAACCTACATATACAGGCGTGGTATAATGAAGAAAGGCCGAAGGGCGGAGGTAGAGGGCGCAAAGGAGTGTCGTGTTATATCGGCTATCCTCAAGCATCCTACGAACCCGCCAAAGCGGAGAAGGTGAACTAAGATGAAATACAATAAAAGATTTATTCAGCGAGCAATAGAATACATTAAGACAAACGGGCCGGCTACTGCCGAAGAACTACATGACGCACTAAGGTTTACTAAAAAGGGTAGACCCGAAGTGCACCCTCGGACAAAGCCACAGGTTCAACAGATACTTTGTCGAAGTAAATTGCTTAAATCACATTGGACTAAAGTTGCTCGTGCCGACAATAAGGCCTATCCTCGATACACCACTTATAAAGTGAGACAATACTCGGTGGCAGGTGAAGAGTGATGGGTAGATACACTCAATGGTGCGACCGAGCACGAGAACAGATACTACGAAACGGCGAGATGTCATCTCGCTCACTCATGTATAATATAACACAGTCGGGATTTAGCCAAAGGCGCAGTCCCACCAGTGTCGCCTCGGCATCCCAAGCCCTGCTTCGAGACAACCGCTTTGTATCACATGAACCCGAAGTCGGTTCATATCAATTCGGTGAAGGCGAAGTAGCGAGAGGCTATCACTACAAAGTAAAATTATGGAGTGTGACACGATGAAGACCCGACGACAAATCCAAGACCGCATAGATGAAACCCGCAACGAGGTAGTAATCAATACACTCCAGTGGGTAATCGAAGACAACAACTGTGCTGTGTGTCAACTGGCAAACAAGCGTGATGTCGAAGTAAAAATACACAGGGGCGAGATGACGAGCACATTCCTTGAATCAAAGTATTCTTGGCCGGTTGGCACAGTAATGACTCACATGGATGAGCACCTGCAATACGACCCCAACGAAGCATCACATATCGAACAAATGCGTGATGAGTCCATCAGCACACTTAATGTTGCCGAGAACCTCGTGCAACGCCTTGTATCGTGGCTCGATGAACTTGAGCAACGCAAAGTCACAGAAGGCTTAACCTCGGAATGGATTGGTGACGCAACCAAATTACTTTCTCAAGGTCAAGGCTTCTTGAAGTTGGTAGGTCAACTTAAGAGTGAGATTGGCGTTGATTCTCAACTGCTATTGGCCGACCGTAAGGTCGAGAACATGATGGGTATTCTTGTAGAAGTTCTACGCAACGAACCAATTTACCTCGACCAAATACAACTTCGCCTCGCTACCATGCAGGCACCAGTCGTCACCTATGACGATGCCGACTTTGAGGTGATTGAATGAAGCGTGAATGGGATTGGATGCTGGATGGTGAAGAGGAATGAGTATTAAATCTTGGCGTAGCAAAAGTGCTACTATGTTGTTCACACGACCTATCTATGAGCGTGAGTTTCCCGCTCTCTCCCAAGCCATGTCCGATGATGGTTTAAGTATTCGCTTAGTGAATAAAGGTAATGGTTATGAGTTGTATGTTGCAGACTATCAAGTCCCTGCGAAGTCGGTGCGGGAGGTGTGGGGATTATCACCACATCAAATGCGCCGATTCATAGATTGGGTTTTAACAAATGATACGGAGTTGATGTGATATGGGAGTAGTAATTTTTACCAAAGACGATGAGCGATACCGGACTGGCGACTACTTCACCATGTATGGTGGACTCACAGTCTCCCCCTCTCTCCCACACACTACTTACATTCTACACATTAACAAGTTCAGTGAACAAGACGCTCTCTATTGGACTAAGATTGTTCCTTTCCGACTTGTAGTGGTTTGTGACAAGTTGCCTAAATTGACAAAGGCGAGTGACGAATGCGTCATCCTCGACCAATCAATCAAGACAGACAAGCCCGACTACTCTCGTAAAATGAGAGCCGCCCTATGCTGGGCCGACCGTGACCGAGCGCATACTGCTCTCGGCCCTATCCCTCTCCCCTTAGCCAACGCATTCATCAAGGTTAATGTTCACGACATCAACCTCGGTCGCCTCTTGGCTCGGTGCCGCTACACGCTACACGAAAATTACACTCGTGCCGCTATTGCATACGGCATCAATCCAGTTCGTAAGTTCAAGTGGCCTTCTAAGAAGGCCAACAAGGACTATATAGTGCCGATGGGTATTAGACAATCAGACAAGCACATAGCGACAATCATCAATAATGATGTATTGACTGCTAATGAGTTGCGCATCAATGATATGACTGCGCTACCTGCTGGTCTAAATAAAACAAAACAGGAGGCAATACAATGGGTATGATGATACAACAAGAAGCAATAGATACGGTGTTCGTTTACGGGACACTAAAGAATGGATATAGCAATCACGGATTGGTAAAAGACTCTCTCTTTCTTGGCGAGTTCTCCACTAATCCAAAGTGGGGGTTAATTGACTTAGGCTTATACCCTGCTATGGTTCGTGGTAGATTTGAAGTGAAGGGCGAGGCATACGGTGTCTCGGAGTCTACTCTTGAAAGACTTGACTACCTCGAAGGCGTAGACCGAGGACTTTACTCTCGCCGTAGAATCAATGTCAAAGATAATCTCGGAAATAAAATTAGTGCTTGGGTCTACATTTACAATGCTATTCCACATGACACTGTTCAACTTATGGAGGAGTGGTGAGTATGGATTACGGCAGTGGCGGCTTATTTATTATCTTCGGGTTCTTACTGATGATTATTATTCCTACTTTACTCAATCCCGAAACATACGATTACGGCGGAGCATACCAGTTCGACACCAAGACTACTATTGAGTATGAGCAACGAGCCATGCGTTCCGAATCACTTATTTGGATGAACCAAGACGAGTGACGCTGATATAGCATGAGTCATTACGCTTAAGTGTGTCGGCCAATAATAATAACAAGAGGGTGCGCCGAGCAATAGTAGAATTACTGCTTGAGCATGGCCCTGCTACTCGTGAAGAAGTAGCGGAACTGCTACAAAATTACAAAGGTGTAAAGAATGTTCCATCTCCTAATTCTATATCGGCTCTTATGTCGAAGAATCCTCAAGTAGTAATTGTTGGAAAACAAAAGGTCGAGATGACTCTTGGTATCAACACACATCACATGATGTTTGATATTGACCGAGAAGTAATTAAGACAAAGGATGATTTGATTTTAACTCGACCAATATCTGTTATGACTCCCTCCGAGCGACGCAAAGCAATTCAGTGTAAACACTGTGGCCGAACTCGAATCATGCCTAAAGGCTCTACTAAGTGTCTCGCATGTCATCGTAGAGAGTAAGGTTATATAGTGGCGTAGACTCATGTTAAGGCATGAGACAAGTATGGGCTACCAAGCACCGACCTTCTACTCTCGATGAGTTCGTAGGCCAAGAACACATTGTTAATGAGTTCTCAAATGTTATCCACGACCTTAAATCAATGCAACATTATATTTTTCATTCTCCCGAAGCGGGAACAGGTAAGACTTCTCTCGCTCACATATTGGCTAATCAACTTGGCTACACCATTCACATGTATAATGCGTCGTCTAAGAGACAGCGTGGTATTGAGTTTATTGAAGATGAACTCGCACCTATGACTCGACTCGGCCAATGGGAAACGATTTACTTTTTAGATGAAGCCGACCAACTTACTGATGCGGCGCAGTCGGCACTGAAAGGTGTTATCGAAGGCGCTCAAGGCTACTTCATCCTCACCTGCAACGACTTGACTAAATTATCGCCGTGGCTAAAATCTCGGTGTCAAGTAAGAACCTTTCGCCCCATAGAAGACAGTGAAATGTTTGTTCGGCTACATCAAGTAGATGGCAAAGAGGGATTCTTTACAAAGAACGATGACATTTTCAAAATCATCTATGCCAACAAAGGCGACCTACGAAACGCAATCAATACCCTCCAAGCATATCACACTATGCCGGAGGAACAACGACAACAATTCTTACTCTCAATATCCGAACCCGAAGTTGATGCGGCTAAAATCCTCACACTTTGCATTAAGGAAAAGCAGGTAGAAGAAGCCGTGAAGTGCATGGGCACTCCGGTCAACCTGCGAAAGACAATAGACGCCGTGTTTAACTACGGCATTCACTCCCCCGCTAAACCCGAAAGCAAATTGCTCTTGGTGGATGCCGCTACACAGGCCCAAAGGGATTTGTTAAGTGGTGTCGAGTCTCACTATGTTATGTGGGATTTTTGCCGGAGATTGGCTGAATAGATAGGGTTATATAGTGGCGGAGATACATGGAAATATGAGGTATTACAATGGTAGATATTGAACAGATGATAGAAAGAATTAGCAAAAATGTAAATTGCACGACCGACGCACTAAGTGCTCGGATGAATACGGTGCTCGACGCAAATCGAGCGGCATGGATGGATGCTGGAAAGACAGAAGAGGAGTGCTCCATCAACGCACTTCGTATTGCTGGCCGACAAGTTAAGAGCGAAGGTGAACGCCTCAAGCGTTCCGGCGCAACTCTCTTTGAAGGAATGTTTATTAGCGCACCACGATACAAAGACTGGGCCGACTTCGCTTACAAGAAAGCGGCTAAGAGTATTGGTGACTCCGCTATTGCGGATGCTATGGTCGAAGATGGACTGGCGACAGTCTACGAAGACAACAACGACGGCACATACACTAAAAAATACAACGGCTCTTTGGCTCGTGGCGAAGCATTCGACCCCGATGTCACTACAACAGACATCTCCGAGTTGCCAAAGAACACATATGATGCTGGCAACGGACTGCACTTTCATTTGATTTGGGATAAGGCCAGCCCTACATTCCCTTCGGGCGATAAGAACTTCAAGTATGGCAACCCTCGCCCACTAAGCGAGAAAGACCGCAACTGTATGTTCTTGGGTCGCAAACAAGGTGACACCGACATGCAAATCTATTCGATGCGCTTTACTGGTGCATTGGCCGAAGTAGACCACCCAACATTCGTAGCAGGCACTATCGCTATGCGACCTGCACGCAACGGTAACACTGCCTACGCTAAGGCTGGTGTCTCCACATTTGCTGTTGACGACTCTCTACAATCCGTCTTCTCCGACGCTCCCGATGCCATGAACTATGACGGTATCAAGCGACTCGAAGGCGGTCTACAAGACATCGAAGCATATGTTGGTGGACTTAGCGACAAAGAGAAGTGGGATGCTCTCGTTTCTGTTGTTGTTGAAGTGGTTCACATTGACCCACGAGACAACGGTGGCTACATTATGACTGTTGGCGACCTTGATATTATGAGTATGGCTGGCACTACGGACATTTATGTCCCTGCCTCCCAAGAATCTCTTGTTGACTTCTCGGTCGGCTCGACTCTCATGGTTGTAGGTCAACCCTACATGAGCCGTGACGATGAAGCACGCCTCGTCACTACTGGTTGGTGGTGCGCTGAGTCCATTGGCTCCGGCGAATCCACCACTACTGATGCTGAGGGGTGGGATTGATGGCTTGGGCACAGTCTAAGACCGAGGCGGCACCTGCGAAAGCGGGTGCTACCTACGGAGCAGACTACTACCGTGAGTTGTTTGACAAGAAGCGTGAGAACCACGCTCCGATTCGTATGGCGCTGGTTGGCAAAGAGAACACGGCAAAGACTGGTCTATCTCTTGACCTCGCAATAAAGCATACAGACAAGCAAATTATTGTCCTCGATTGCGACAACTCGGCACAGAACACAGTTGATTACCTGCTCTCTACCAAAGTTGAGGGTGCTGAAAGAATCCGTGTCATCCCTATGATTGACGAGATGGATGATGCTATGTGGAATGACGACAACACTACCGATTGGCTCGCAGTAGTCAAGAAGTTGGAGTGGTTCACTGCCTACTTGGGCGAGAATCATTCCGATATTGGTGCAGTGGTTATGGATGGCGGTTCTACTTTCCTCAAGTGGTGTGAGTTCGTAATGACTGAGCGACTTGTTGAGCGTGGTGTCATCAAAGACGAAAGCGACAACTTCAATCAGAAAGAGTGGCGTGAACGCAACCGTGTGTTTAAGGGTGTCCTTAACCGCTTGACTGCTCTACCAATTCCTTACATCTTCTTTACCTTTCACTTGAAGGATAAGAAGCAGTTCATGGATATTGGTAACGGCACTAAAGCCATGATGAAGATTGGCGAGATTGTTGATTGGGTTGACGGCACACAGCGTTTCGTGAGCCAACAGATTCTACTACGGCGATACACTAAAAAAGGCGATAAGACCGCTGGTGTTGAGGCTGACAAAAAGTTGGGCGAGGATGACTTCGTTATTCGTGCCACTGTCAACGAGATGAAAGGTCGCAATATGGAACACTTGGGTAAGCAATATGACTTGATGAGTGTTGTCAATAGCAAAGTGTCTTGGAATGGATTACCTTTCGGGTGGGACTGATGGCGTTTGAGGCTAAGTTGTTTGAGATGGGTAAGGAATTAACCCGCCTACGCTCAAAAATTGCAGACCTTGAGACAATCATTGATGAGATACCCAACTTGGGTGCCATCTTTGCCGCAGTCCAAGAACTACAAAACGAACATGATGCTCCGGCATCTAAGTTCACTCACTATCTTGGGAGTTGGGTAAAGTGAGCGGCGTGGGGCCATTTGTCCGTAACGCTGTCGTGAGTCTACTCTCCGTGACTGGTAGAGAGCAACACATCAACGGTAAATCACAGAAGCAGGTTGCAGGTTGCATTCTTTCGCTAAATGAAAAAGTGTTATCTACTACATCCATAGTTAAGGATGGTAAGACATCCCTATCTCGATTCTCTATACTTACTGATGCTGAGAATACTGCTACAATCCCAGTTCCCGACATAGAAAGAATGCTTGGTGTTTTAAAACATCACGGCGAATATGTCACTATTGATTACAAGGATGACAAAGTAGTGATTAAGTCTAAGAACAAACAGACTACGCTTACTGGTGGCTTCGGGGCTAAGGCATTTGCCAACAGCCAAAGCACACTCAAAGAGTGGTGGACTCAAGCCAAAGAGCGAGCAAAGCAAATCAAAGGTAATGTGTATTTGACTAAGGATGGAGATACAATTGCTCCTTTCTTTGTTGCCGAATTGCCAGCCGAAGAATTACATGATGCTCTCAAATGTGACGGCATCAACGGACAGAAGTTGAATCGTTATACCTTTAAGGTAGATGAAGGCTCTCTTACTTTGACAGTGGGCGACGCATTCAAGGGCGCAACTACTGTTGATTTTGGCCCACACACATGTAAAGATTTTACAGCCACCTTCGAGGGCGGTCTTGAGCACATAGTCAAACACTATTCAAATAACATCAAATTGTCATTTATGGACTTCACAGAATACGGACAAGGCATACGCCTTCTCCTCACTATGGGGAACGGAGACTGGGTGTTCCAAGCGGGGGTGCTCTAATGAGCATCTTCGATACTGGGAAAACCGGTAATAATGGTAATGGTTTTAAGAAAGGTAGAAGGGATAGCATATTCGGATTTAGCATAGGCGAAGTAGAAGAGGCATGCGGATATGCGCCTCTCAATCACTGGATTTACCGAGGCTCGCACCGCCGAAGGCGTATGCGTATAGTGCTTGGATGCGTGTGGTATCACGAAATGCTACCCGATGTGTGGTATTCAACAGAAGAGATTACTCAAATGTGCTTGGCGCATGATTCAAAAGGAACATCGGCTATGGTTATTACAAATCAAAGAATAGGAACTCTATTTAGGGTTTTTATTGCCCGTAATTTAATCGAGTATAGAGTCGTCAAGGGCAAAAGAGAATATAAGAAAGGTGAAATAAATGAAAATGAAGTGTGATAAGTGCAATAAAGAACAAATTATCAATCAACAGCAACCTATGGTTGCCGTGGGTGAGATTGCTGAACAGATGTTGGCGTGCATTCACTGCCACTCCGTATTTAAATTATGCTTGACTCTTAAGTCTCTCCGAGATGACTACCGTGACCCGCACTGGTTGCGTGAGCACTATGTGGATAAGGGCTACTCTATGGCGGCAATAGCCGACATGTGCGCTGTTACTCCTATGACTATTCAAAATTGGCTACGCCGACACGACATCGAAACAAGAGGCCGTGGTTATCGAAGGAATGATGACTAATGACTAAGACTGGTGCCTCACATACATTTACTGCCGAGGTATGTAATAAATGCGACGGCATTATTACTGGTCGGTCACATCCAGTAGCCCCTAATACAAGCAAAATTATACACACCCTCCTTCTACATCATGGTTGGTGTAGATGCGAGCGATACTATACCTATCGAGAGTCTTTTCTCGACCTCATAGATTAAGTAGTGGCGAAGGTTAATGATTAAGTATGATAGTAACGCAGGTAGGCGGTAGGGACATCCGCATAAGAAGTAGGAATCCCGAAACACTCGTGCGCCAAGACATCAAAGTCTCCGCATATCCTTACTGCTTTACACAGAATGTAGGTGATACATACGGCTTGGTTAAAATCCAAGAAGGGTTCGAGGGCTTATACGGACAGAAGTTAAACAAGGTGTATTTTCGCACTGAGTATGACAGGCGCATATGGTCTAAAGGCAACAGGACTTGGGAGGCGAATGTGACATTCCCCAACCAAGTGTTGATTGACCGACTCGACAAGGGCGAAGAACCCATACCCAACTATCAGCACCGTATTTGGTATCTTGATGGTGAGTGGAAAACAACCTCCGGTGAAATAACCATGTTGTCGGTGAAAGACTCATACACCGGTAGAATGTATTCATGGGTTTGTCACCCCGACATAGAAGCGGGAATCCATAAATCCCTAAACGAATATGAATATGATACTCCGATTAAAGCATTCGCCAATGAGCGTCAATTGCTGGCCGACTTTGCCTCTCATATGGCAAAACAAGACCCCGATATTATCGCTGGTTGGTATGTGGTTGATGCCGACATAAAACAGATATGCGACCGTATGAGAGCAGTGGGATTAGACCCCAAGAGTCTATCTCCATACAATCGACATGACTTCAAATACAACTGGAGTGACAAGCATTGGTCGCAACCGATAGCAGGTAGACTATGCTTTGACTTGATGGTCGGATTCAAGAAATTATGGACTATTAAGAACGGTCAACTCGCATCACAGAAGTTGGATGATATTGCTTGGCAGGTTTTACAAGAAAAGAAAGTAGAGTTGCCCGACGGCCACGATACCTACTACTCCGACCCTGCTCTTTACCTACACTACAACAGAATAGATGTGGACTTGTTGCCCAAGTTGGATGAAGTGGTAAATGCTACTGGTTACTTTACTTCTATGCAACATGTGGTGCAGTGTCAACTCGCCACCACTCCTCTTATCACTGCCATGAGCACGAGTCTGTTCCTCCAAGATAATAAGTTTGACCTTCGCATACCCGACTCTCCTCAATTCGAGAAGAAGGATTACGCAGGGGCCGACATTCAAGAGCCGGAACCGAACCGCTATGAGAACATGGCTATCATGGATATTAAGGCCATGTATCACAGTAATGTAAAGTTACACCGTATATGCTGGACCAACCTCGGTGAAGATGGAGTTGATTGCGGCAACGGAATCAAGTTCACTCAAAGAGAAGGACTGCTGGGTAGGACTATGGATAAATTAACTATCAAGCGCAACGAATACAAAGCACTGATGAAAGAAGCGAGAGCCGCCGATGACAAAGTAGCCTACAAAAAGTGGGATGCGGCGCAGTTCGCTACGAAGTCAATGGTTGCTTCTCTTTATGGCATCTGTGGCGACTCTAAATACGGTATGTATCACCCCGATATTGCCGCCGCTATCACATTCACATCTCGCCAAACGCTGTTCCGATTACGGGATGAGTGCAACGAGCGAGGTTATCCAGTCCGATACGGACATACAGACTCGATTTTCTGTGAAGTTCCCTCTCCCGAAGAGGGCATGGAATTGGTGGCTGAAATTAACAAGGCTATGGCTCCTATCGAAACCGAGTTCGAGAAGTGGTGCGAATCTATGGTCCTCAAGGCTAAGAACCGCTATGCCGGTAAGGTCACATGGACTGATGGCGAATACCACGAGCCGGAATACTACTACAAGGGCTTAGAACTCATACAGGCACGCATGCCAAAGGCCATGAAATCGGCTATGGATTCTACCCTCCGAGGCATACTTGACGGTAAGCCAAGAGATGAGGTAGATAGTGACCTAAGTGCGTTGATTACCAAAGGTATCGCTGGCGAACTTGGTGAGGAACTGTTGATGGTCGGTAAATTGAAAAAAAGGCTCAGTGAATATAGGGTCTTGTCGGGCGCATCAGCAGGTGCTAAATGGGCCAAAATGTATCTCGGTAAAGACTACAAGGTAAATGAGTCATTCTTGACTGCTGTGGACCTAAGAGGACAGCATATTGCGTTTGATAAGATTGAGGAGTTGCAGGGTAAAGCCGAGATTGACTGGTCCGAGATGACCGAGAAGTTCATTGTCAATAAAGCGACCAGTATCTATGAATTAGTGGGTTGGGATAACATGGAGTTACTCAACGCTCACCGAGGACTGGGTGCTGTTCAATGGATATGACTATATAGTGGCGTGGATAAAGTGAGTAATATGACCGAAGAACGGACACCTCGCAAAATGACAACGAAAGAACTCACAGAAGCAGTGCATAACATTGGCTCGTCACTGAACGGCCTTGCTCATGCACTTTCAAACGACATATCTCAAATTATGGGTGTGCTTTCGGGCATCCTTGTTCACATGGACTTGCTCGAAACAATTAACTGTCCCTCCTGTGGCAGTGAATTACAGCATCCTAAATTAGAAGGTGTGCCGGAACCTACTCACTGCCCTCACTGTGGTAGCGATTTGGACCTAAATGAAGAAGAATGATTATTAAACAAACGGGGCGTGGAATAAATATGGCACGAGTATTGTTACAAAGTATGGATGAAGAATTAGTCGCTAAGGCAATTAAACTTCACGGAAAAAGAGATGTTTATGTTGCAGTAGATGCGACAGTCCTATCTCGTATGAAAGCACTTGAACTCGGACTTGACACTCACGCATTGGTCGGCGTTGACGCCGATGCTTCTATTTACGAAGTATTCCCTGCCCCTACAAAGAAGGCTGTAAAGCCTAAGAAAGTAGAGGCGAAGAAAGATGAACCAAAGTCCGAGTAAATACAGCAAAGAGTGGTTTGAAATCCACGGCCCCGAACACGGACATGCTAATCCCTTCAAAGCGGCTAATAATAACTGGCCGGTTCGACTATCTAAATCAGCATTTATGACATATTTAGGTTGCCCTCGTAAGTATTGGTGGGGTAATGTTGCCGAGATACGGGGGCCGAGGAATCATTTTATGGTTCATGGGACCGCTGTGCACCGTTCACTTGAGAATCTCTATGGTAATTGGTCTGTTGGCACTGAACAGACTTTCTCTACTTTAATGCTCCAAGATTGGGAGGATAAGTCTACCCATGAACCGCACTTAGAGTGGGATGAAATGCAAAAACAAATCTACACTGGTTCTGTCGAGGCTCTCGCTCAACTTGAAGAGGAGCGGTTGCGTCGATGGGGTGCTGATTCATTTGCGCCCGAAGAGTTCGAGGTAAAACACACTATCAAGGCACCGGACAATAATTTTATTCTCGTAGGCATGATTGACGGAGTGCATAGGCACCCCGACGGTGGGCTTGTTATCACTGAATTGAAGACAGGCAAAGCAACCTCCGGTAAGTTATCCAAGACTCGTAAGGAACTATGCTATTACCGCTACATGTTGGCTCTTTTGGGTTGGGATGAAGCAGTCTACTTCTACTACCTGTTCCCCGAAGCAACCAACACTAAGTTGTTTCACGAACTTGACGGTAAGAAAAACACTGAGGTGTGGCTTGGCGACCTTCAAGGCATGGCTGTTTTAGAGAAGGTGCAAAAGCGTTCTGTAACGGCTATGCACAAGTCTCTCGACAAGACTTTCGAGGGCATTAGCAATTCTCTATGGGATATTAAATGGAACGACTACTTCTGTTCGGAGTGGTGTGACTTCAATATGTCCTGTGAGTCTCAATTGATGGGTATTGATGAAGACCCAACGGTCTTATATAGTGCCGATGAGGAATGGTGATAACATGCAAACCAAGATAAAGTGCCCCGAATGTGAGTCTAAAGATTTTGATACTGATGCTATGATGCTTGTCACAGGACAAGTTGGTGGCGAACAGAAAATGCTTATTGTTCATACCTGTAAAGGGTGCGGTCATAAGTGGAGGGGTCATGCTTGACCCTGCTCTCTTTTCCAAGAGAGATAGGTTTGAAGCGTGCCGTGATTACCAAGCATTATCAATACAAACATTATCTCGACAAGATGCGCTCAAAGACATCGTGTTATACCAGCCTATACTCCTTTAATAAAATGAATGATGAGGGCAAACCCGATTACAGATACGCAATAATTGATAGAGCATGGTGGGACTTTGATGCGGGAGAGCGAGGCGGAATTGAACTTGTCAAGCGGGATGTGGCCGAACTCATCCGCCGCTTGGAGGGAGACATTCGTGTCGTTGCCACCGGCAGAGGTTTTCATGTGCACCAACTCTTCAACGATTCAGTCTGTGGACCGGAGTTCCGCTTAACATTAGAGCACTACCAGCGAAGAAAGGCAAAGGGACTCGTTACTCTTGATGGAGTAGGGTTCCCCGAAAAAATGACTCGTATTCCAAACACATTCAATCCTAAGCGTGGTCGCTGGTGTGTAGTTATTGATGGTCGAAAGTTTGCTCAAGACCCCGATAATTTCGTAATCCCTAAATCTCCCTCTCCTACTGAAAGAACTCTCCATCCTTTCGGAGAATCTACTTCAAATGGCTTTGATTTCATAACTTGGGCTAATAACTACGCCCCTCTACAAGAAGACTACAACTTCACAGAAGGGGTCTGTTTGGACTCCGATGCCCTCACTGCTGGGTCAGTGCCTTTGATGCCCTGTTTGGCTCGTGCAGTGCACGAGAACAAGCCTAATCACCATGTCCGTGTTGCACTCGTGCAACATATGGCTGATACTCTACGAGATTTTGCCGACCCCGACGCTTTGACTAAGGAACAAAGGCTGGTAATTGAGGATGAGATTTTTGACTACATCAAAGGTCTTAATTGGTCCAACTGGAATGCAACAAACTCTCGCAAAGGAATCAAGAGCACCATGAAATACCGAAGAGTTCCTTCGTGTGCGTGGTTTGTAGCGAGAGGGATGTGCGCATCTAAGTGTTGGCGTTATGATGGCACCGTAGAAGTGCCCCAACAGCCGTAGTCCTCTTAAACCACTTAGGATAAGCATATACAATGCTCATCGTAGATGACCGAGAAAACGACCTTCTAAAACATAAATTACTTGTCGCTATGGGCGAACATGTCAAGGTCAAAAGACTGATTTCAGCCGACTATATCATCGGTGAGATTGGTATAGAGGCCAAAGAAATAAATGACCTTTATCACTCAATCATGGGGCATGGTAGAAGCCGCACTATCGTAGGCCAACTCCATGACCTCAACGAGAACTTCGAGCGACCTATGCTCGTAGTCTACAACACTAAGTTGAAGCCGTATGTGCGTGGTGGAGGGCGTGCCGCAATCGGTAGAGAACTAAGAAAAATGCACGCTGTCATCAAAAAGTTCAAACAGAACTTTGCTATCCAATTCCCCAACATTCAATACATGGAGTTATCCAGTATGGATGAGTTCGTGGACTGGCTAAACGCTATGCACCACGGCCTAAGAGTCCGTAAAATTACTACGGCTGAACCTAAAGAGATTCAAAAAAAGAGCAACCGTAATGTAGACCCAAGAGTAGCAGTTCTCTCGTCTATCGAGGGCGTGTCCGAAAGAGCGGCGCATGATTTGCTATCGCACTTTGGTTCTATTCCTCGAATCCTACGCTCAAGAACAAGCCAGCGTATGCTAATGGAGATTGAAGGTATAGGTCGCAAAAGAGCAAAGGCTATCCTGTCCCTGCGTGAAAGATACCCCGACCAACCCGATACTCATTCCGAGTAAGTAAAGGAACTTGATTGCGATTTACCCGCTACTGAACGGTTGTCGGTAGCAATCTGTATGTTATGCAATTCAACGGAGGCGTGAGATGCGTCGTCATCACCTTGACCTGCATTCCTCTCCACTGTCACCTTGATAGTGTTGTTCGATACATCGGCACCGACTACGCTACCACTAAACAATACCACATTACCACGCTCGACCTGCCCAACCGACACAGTGTTGGTGTATCTTACGGCAGTCTCCACACATTCAACAGTTACCAGTAGAACTGCACTGCCGGAGGCGGCACCCATACTGGCTCTACCAAACACTCTAATGCTGTTCGATTGAGCGTTGGGTGGTATTCGGGCAGTAGCAGTAAAAGATGTAGGCGGCGACACCCAATCTCCAGCACCAGCAAAGACCATGCCGTCTTCGCCCATGATTGCATCTCCCGATGTAGGGGAGATAAACGAGTCAATGCCGGATATACCGTTGCCATCTCTCGGAGCCGCTGTTGGTTTTGTTTGACCGAGAACTCCGAATGAGCCACCGGTAACACTGTCATTGTTAAAGTCCATAGTTCCCTTGACACGATTAAGGGTAGTATTACCTAATGCCGATGACGATAGCGTATGCACTCCGTTGATTGAAGTGCTTAGTCCGTCGGGTCGAGAGACACGATTTGGATTTGTAATTGGATTCAGTTGAGACTGCTTGTTTGAGCAGGTCCACCGTCACCCCAACCTCCCCAATCTTGCCATCCTCCACCTTGAGGATTACCTGCGTTATCTCCACCTCGACCACCAGTAGTGCTACCTCCCGATGGAGGAGTCTGTGGGGCTACGCTACCGCCGCCACCTTGATTACCTTGACCGGATGACTGAACGCCACCTCGTGCTACCTTTGGTAGAATGTAGGAGGTGAAGTTCTTTGCCGCTCGTGATACATCTCTTTCAAGTCCGATTGATAGTGCTTCGCTATCTCGACCGTTGATAGACCAATTGATACTTCGGATGCTTAATTTTTCATTACTCAAGCCCATTTGAGCATCAGTATAAGTAAGAGTAGTTGCTGGCACGAAGTTCCAATCGTCAACAATGTGAAGACGAGGGGCATACCATTCAGCATTCTTGTTCCAGTAATCGGCCTGTCCGAACTTACGAACTCCGAGAGGGAAAATACTATCGGTGTTATGTCCTTTACTGTATGTCACACCAGCCCAATTATGTGCATTTAAATGAGTGTTACTACCGCCGCAACGGTTGCGTAGGAGAGAGGTCAAGTAATCGTAGTTCACTGAAATAACCATTTTTTCATTACCTGCTTGGTCGCTCCAGTATGTAGAGGGTATGCCTATTTCGTAGAAACCATTTGATGCAACGCTAATTGAACTACTGCTTCGGAGAGTAGGAGTAACACCAACTATGCCAGCATCCCAATCGTAATCCAATAAGTATATTCGGAACATGGCGAGGTTGGGGTCAGTGAATGCGTCTTGTCTGTCGTCAATATCAATTGCGATTCTCAAGTGTCCGTCAGCGTTATAGTCACCACTGCTGGGCGTTTTCATTGTAGTCTTAGGCATACCTTGAGGAACATGCACTACCTGCATAGCGTAGGATAGTGAATTAGAACCAAGCCAATAATAATTTGCTGAGTATGCCAGTGTGCCCTGCTCATCAGTGTTGTTTGGTGTTGCGCCATCTCGACCATCAAGTGCATTTTGAATACCACTAAACAAGTTGCCACCCCAAAGAGAAGCCCAAGCCCATGCCTTATCATCAGTATAAGACCCTGCCAAATTGCATGTTCGGGGGATTGTTCGGGATTGGTCGGCCACATATCCGTAGCGAGCCTCGTAGAGCATGGTGTCGTTGAGTCCGTTGAGAGTGTGACTGTCGCTAAATCGAATAATCTCGGCTGTCACTGCGAATGGTGCGGCCTTGTTCTTCTCATATTCTTGTTTGGCTACAATCAATGCCTCGTTTCTTGAGGCCACTGAGTCCACATTGATAATATCCCAACGAGGGCGTGTTCCGAGCGTAGCCGAGGGGTAATCAACGAATGATGTTCCGCCGTTGTAGAAGACACGAACATTGGAGATTTGCCCACCGGATTCGGTATTTAAGTTGGAGATTTTTAGGTTGGTAGTGTTAAACACGAAACCGTTGCCATATGTAGGTCGGAATGATGGCTGTGAGTCTCGACCCATAAGCCAAGACATAACCGACCGAGTTCCGTCGGTATGACCTATACCACTACCGCTTTGAGTGGAGGAGAATATGTTGGCAATAGTAGTATTGCGGCAGTCATTGACCGAGCCAAATGTATCTACCGACCCTACCTTACGCCAATAACCTGCATTGGCTGTCGAACTTTTACCAGCAACAGTAATTTTGAACTCCCCAGCCTGCACATCGGAAATAGTATATCTTGTTTTATAGTCATCAGCGGCGAGGCTTAACTGTGAATTATTGACAATCTCAACAATATCGCCATCACGCATTTCTTCAAGAGGTAAACCTTGAGGATTGTTTGTCACA